CAGATCATATTCAAGAGCGGGATTTTCATCCCTTGGCGTAAACCCTGACGTAACAGTTGCACCAACAGGACTGTCGGCTACAGCCTCTTTGACCAGTGTTCAGGTTCTAACAGACGCTACTACTGCAGCTACAGGCAATGCCGCAACGGGTTCTGTGGGGAGCCTAACTTTCATAGGAAATGTAACAAACGTTCTTACAGGTCAGGAATTGTCAGGGTCTGTCAACAGTGTTACAGTCATCGAAGGTACTGGAGTTACTGTGACTTTAACCGGAGTTGCTGGAACTATAGCCGTAGGGACTGTTATTCCTGGAATTTTTGTAACAATTGCGGCCACAGGAGTCTCTGCTACCACCTCAGTAGGCACCATAAAATATGCTGTTACTTACAGTTTGACGGGTGTCTCTGCCACAGGTTCTGTCACAGCCCCGGTTATCTGGGATCTTGTCGATACAGGAGCCGACGAAACATTTACACAAGTTAACGAGGGGACGACACAGACCTGGAGCAATGTGGCAACGAGTGCCTCGCAAACATGGAATGATCGGGTAAGCTAATGCCTTCTACATATACAAATCTTGGAATCGAAAAAATTGGTACTGGTGAACAGTCGGGTGTTTGGGGCACCACGACTAACACCAACTTTGATATTCTCGATAGTGCTATAACTGGTGTTGTATCAATAACTCTCACAGGGGATGTAACTCTTTCTTTGTCGGATGGAGCCGCTGTCGATGCAAGTAACTTTGTTCTAAAATTCACGTCCTCTTTGAGCAGTTCTGTTACCGTCACAATTAGTCCGAATGACACAGAAAAAGTGTATGTCATTCAAAACGCAACTTCTCATGATGTTGTAATTAGTCAAGGTAGTGGGGCTAATGTAACCGTAACCGCAGGGACATTTAAATTTATCTATTGCGACGGTGGCGGTTCAAGCGCGAACGTAGTCGAAATAAGTTTGGGTCAACCGGGTGGGTTTCTTTGGCAGTCAATCATAACCAGCAATACGACCCTAGTTAGTGGGCGAGGTTATTTTGTTAACACTTCGGGCGGTGCAATTACAGTCACCCTACCAGCATCTCCTGCTTTGGGCGACATTATTAGAATTATAGATCTCAACAACGCAAACACGAATAATATAACTGTTGGGCGAAACAGTGAAAAAATAATGGGCTCTGCGGCAGATATGACAATTGATACCGATAATGCAGCACTGGGGTTAGTTTATACGGACAGTACTTTTGGCTGGCGTTTGTTGGAGGTCTAGTAAATGTCTAACTACTTTGCTCTCAAAGCTAGTGCTGCGGCTGGAAGTGGTGGTTATTTCAAAACAGGAACAATTATTCCTTGGACAACTGCCACACAAGCAGATCTTCCGGGTTTCTTAATATGCAACGGCACTGCCGTATCTAGAAGCACTTATGCTGACTTGTTTGGGGTCATTGGAACAACTTACGGGACAGGAGATGGTTCCTCTACGTTCAATCTGCCGAACTTTCAACAGAAAGTCATGATAGGACAGGATGGAAACACAGACTTTGCAATTGGTGACAGTGGCGGAAACACCACCAGTACCCCGACGATTGCTTTTCCTAACGTTACTATAGACATGAGCGTGACAGACCCAGTGTATGGCACAAACTCTCGAACCGAAAATGCAAACGCTCCTCTTCCAGCGCACACACACTTAATGTTTGCAAATGTCGTTGCAAACAACAACACAAATCCCGCTAGTGCGAACCAACAAGCTACTTATTGGAGAGGTGGACCCGGTGAGGGTCCAACGGACTTTAAATATTCAATAGCTGGCACAAACTCTTCCGCTGCGAGAGCCAAAACAGGTTCTGCGGGTAGTGGTAACGGTGCACATCGACATGATCTAAGCAAAACTACTTCTGGGTCCGCGTCTTTTGATCAACAAAATTTAAACGCAAATGCAAATGCGGTGAGTACAATTCAACCCTATCAAACCGTAACCTTCATGATAAAGACATAAGTCATGAAGTACTATGTAAATAAAAAAACCATGATGCTAGGATCTGATGACAAGACGTATTGGCTTGATGTGTTAGACGATTCTGAGTGGTTTCCTTTATCTGCCAAGCCGCGTTTTCAGGAGTATCTAATCAACAGCTTTTCTGATGACTTACATACATTTGAATATGATGATGAAACAAAAACTTGTGATGAGATAACTACAGAAGGCCGAAATTACACGAGCAGTCTAGAAGAAAAGCCTGACCTTCAAGAAATCGTGGATCTTTTTAATGAGCTTAAAGAAGCTCAAGAAAGGTACGAGGAGCTTATTCTTGAAGAGCAGAAGACAGCCGAAGAAGGACTAGACGATGACTAATTATAGTGTTTTGAAATCTACGGGTGCTCCGGGCTTCCCTCCAGGCTTCATCATTCCGTGGGCTAATAATTCTTTGCCTGTTGGCTTTTTGCTTTGTGATGGTTCTAACGTTAGCCGCACGACATACGCTGATTTGTTCGCCGCGATTGGAACCACATATGGTGCAGGGGACGGGGGCACGACGTTTGGCTTACCCAGTCTTGATGGTCGGTCACTTTTGTTTCAAGCCGCAAGTTCTAATAATGTTGGTACAACGGCGGGTAACACAAACGACACCATAGACCCAGCTAGTCATGTAATACTTAATAATAATCAGGCCATAACCGTTGCAGTGAACGGCAATATTGATGGACACGCAATTACTGTTAATGAAATGCCAGCCCACAGCCATACCGTAAACACTAACTTTCGGATAGGCAATAATGATGTGACGCGCAACAACAATAACATAGCTGATGGTGGTGCCTCTGTTAGAAGCGTACAGCCCAACTTTGCTACATCTAGTAAGGGGGGCAGTCAGCAACACGACCATAATCATAATATTCAAGTTAACACAGCAAATCTTAATGGAAATGTAGATGTTAACTACAACGCAATTAATACAATTTCTCCTTCCACAAGACTCAAGGCCGTTATTAAAACGTAAGGACTACCATGCCGTTACAGAAGCTACAGTTCCGACCCGGTATCAATCGAGAAACTACTCGTTACATGAATGAGGGTGGCTGGTACAACTGTGACAAAATACGTTTTCGGTTTGGTGTTCCTGAGAAAATAAACGGCTGGCAAAGATACTCGGACACTCAGTTTCTTGGCATTTGCCGTAAGTTGCACAATTGGATTGCCTTGGATCAATCAAACTATGTTGCTCTTGGAACGCACTTGAAGCTCTACATAGAAGAGGGAACACAGTATTACGACATCACACCCTTTCGTGCCGCCGCTGCCTCTTTGTCAACGGATGCCCTCAAAACTGGTGCAGCAGGATCAAAAGTAATTACTGTGACGCATGTGAGTCACGGGGCTGTGACGAATGACTTTGTAACAATTTCTGGTGCTGCAACTTTTGATGGAATAACTGACACTCAACTAAACACAGAGCACCAAGTTACGGTAGTTGATGGAAACACATACACCATCACTGTCGCATCAAACACAGCGTCAAGTGGTAATACCGCTGGTGGCGGTAGTTCAATAACTGCTCGGTTTCAAATTAACACAGGTCTAGATACGATTGTGTCAGGAACCGGGTGGGGTGCTGGTCAGTGGGGTGGCACAACTGCCGCTGACCCAGCAACAACATTGAATGGTGCTCTTAATGCTGACACTGCTGGCACAGGTGGTTCTGGAAATTCCGTTCAGCTTACAGATGCAAGTAGCTTTCCAAGTTCGGGTTCGATTGTAGTCAACGAAACAGAGGTCATCGCGTACGGAGGCAAAACGAGTAATACTCTTACGGGTATCACTCGTGGTCAGGACGGTAGCACACCCACTGCTGGTACAGGTGTTGCTCATGCTGATGGTGTTGCTGTTCGTGGCGCAGCCGCGATTACCGGATGGGGCGATGCGTCGTCTCTTGCGGCAACCTCGGGCACCGAAGCTCGGATCTGGTCGCTTGATAACTTTGGCGAAGATCTGCTTTCTTGTGTAAGGGACGGTGAACTCTTTTATTGGGACAAGACAAATGGTTTGTCTACCAGAGCAGAAAAGTTG